CCGGAACCTTTGCTTATGCGGCAACTGTTTTTGCAGTGAACTTTGCATTGTCAATGATTGTGACTCGCGTGTTTGGTCAAAGCGGTCAAGGCCCACAAGACAGCGGCACACGCCAGCAAATCCCGCCAGCAAGCACAAACTCAATTCCAATTGTGTATGGTGATGCATATCTTGGCGGTACTTTTGTTGACGCTGTTTTGTCCACCGACCAGAAGACAATGTATTACGTGATGGCTGTGTCGTGCGTTAGCCCTAACGGTCAATTTACGTTTGACACAACCAAGTTTTACTACGGCGACAGGCTGGTTACGTTTGATGGCACGGACCTGACAAAAGTTGTTAGCCTAACTGATGAAGCTGGTAACGTAGACACAAAAATTAGCGGCAACTTGTACATCAGCCTATACAGGTCAACCGCTGCTGGCACTATTACCGCATTAAACGGCGCATCTGCCCCTAACGTAGTGATGGGTGGCTCAGACATTGCCGTGGACTTGCGCTGGCCTTCTAGTGGCCGTCAAATGAATGGCCTTGCATTTGCCATCATTAAGCTGAACTACAACCAAGACGCCGGCACAACAAACCTATCGCCAGTTACGTTCTATGCAAAGCATTACCTCAACAGCACAGGTGTAGCAAAGCCCGGCGATGTTTGGTACGACTACATCACCAACAAACAATACGGTGGTGCTGTTGGCTGGTTGCCTGATGGCACTTTTAGCTCAAACTTTGTTAATGCAGCTTCTGCAACAGCGCTAAACGCATATTCAGACCAAACAATTACATATGAGCCATCTGGCGGCGGCTCTGCTACACAAGCACGATACCGTATAAATGGCGTGATTGATACTGGTCAAACAGTGTTGAGCAACCTCGACAAGATAATGACCTGCGCTGATTCTTGGATGGCTTACAACGCTGCTCTTGGTCAGTGGTCCATTGTCATCAACAAGGCAGAAACAGCTGCCTACGCCTTTGACGATGAAAACATTATTGGCGAGATTCGCGTCAGTGCTACGGACATTACGCAATCTATCAACCAAGTAGAAGCCAAATTCCCTGATAAAGGCTCAAGAGATCAGCCCAACTTTGTCAACATTGCAACGCCATCAGGTTTGCGTTACCCCAACGAGCCAGATAACAAATACAGCGTCACGTATGACCTGTGCAACGACTCGGTGCAAGCGCAATATCTTGCAAACCGAATCCTTGAGCAATCGCGTGAGGACTTGATTGTCAGCTTCAGCACAACCTACTACGGCATTCAGGTTGATGCTGGTGATGTGGTGAGCGTGACCAACTCGGACTACGGCTGGACTAACAAGCTGTTTCGCGTGGTCAAGGTTAACGAGGCGTCATTGCCTGATGGTGGGCTTGGCGCAAAGCTGGAGATGAATGAGTACAGCGCTGCTGTGTACGATGATTTTGACATCACACAATATACGCCTGTGCCTAACAGCGGATTGCCTTCTGTTATTTATTTCAGCCCACTGTCTGCCCCAACAATTACCGCAGACAACCCTGACAGCCCTATTCCAAACTTTGATGTCAGGATTGCTATTCCGGCTACTGGTCGAGTGACTTTTTGTGAGTTGTATTACACAGCAGCACCAATACCCGCCGAAAGCGATTGGCGCTTGCTGTCAGTTGCTGGAAACATTAACGGCAATCCGCTAACGCCAAGCGCCACCTACACATTTGAAAATCAAGTGCTTCCAACAGGTGCAGATGCCTCGGAGACATATTACTTTTCCTATGTTGTTGGCAGCGATATTTCACGGTCAAACAAAAGCCCTGTCAGCGCATCTTTCTCATGGACGCCAACAGGCGCTACAGGCCCAGCGGGTGAAAACGGCTTGACATCTTTGACCGCCTATCTGGTTCAAAGCCAAAGCGCATCTACACCTACATTCACAACTCCTACCGTTGGCAGTGCGGCGCCATCAGGTTGGTCGCTGACAACACCAACTGTTGCAGTAGGCCAAGTGCTTTGGTACATCCAAGGGCGTTACAACGACAACGCCGTTACTGTTGATGGTGTTCCTGCTAACAGGACAGCTTGGACAGGCCCAATCGCGGCAGGTGTTTTCCAAAGCATCCGATCAGACAACTGGAACGGCTCAAACCCTCCTGTAGCTGCAACCCCGGCAACATGGGGTACTGCTGGTTACTATATTGATCGCTCAACAGGTGATACTTTCCTTAACGGCTTGTACGCCAGAGGCACACTGCAATCTGGCTCATCTCCTGCCATCTCTGGCACGACCATGACGGGTTCGGGTGGTGTTATCAACAGCACCGGGACATTTGCTCTTGGCAACAGCACAACCAACATTTCGTTTAACGGCACACAGATGACGTTGAACGGTAACGTGGTGGCGACTGCAAACATTAATACTAATGCTGTCACCGTGGCTTTTAGTGGCGAATTGTCTTCTGATGTTTCTTTGGTTCAACTTTCGTTGGCTAATATCAATAATATTTCACTTTGGACAGATATATTTCAGGGCACAATTGCAACCGCTGGATCGCCTTTGTACACATCTTTAAATAGTTGGCTAGCAGTTAGAAATACTGCATCAGTTGTTTTGGGGTTTGCAACTATTGGAATTATTGTTGATGGCGTTTTGGTAGAAAGATTTGTTGCTTACGAACAAAGCGCGACATTTGTATCTAGGCAAATATTGATGGCTAGTTATGAGGCTACTACGGCAAACCCAAATGCCGCAATCAGAATAGCAGGAGCTTGTTTAACAGGCATGGAAGCTAAAGCGTTATATCCAAGCAGCACAATAACATTAGGAAACAGTGGCACTAACGTATTTTCTATAGGGACAAAACGATGAAAACATATGCAAAAATAATTGATGACATCATTGTTTATACGGTAAAAAGCTCAAATGAACAATTTGGAATGGTTGAAATTGACTTTGATATCGGTCAACCAAAATTGCCAGATCAAGTATTTAAATATTCAACAAGAAGTTGGATTGATGTTAGAACTGAAGATGAAAAATTTAATTTATGTTCAGACGAAATAAAAACACGCAGAAATGTTTTATTGCAATTTTCTGATTGGACGCAGCTTCCAAATGGACCATTGACCGTAGAAGTTCAGCAAGAATGGGCAGTGTATCGTCAGCAACTGCGCGACATCACCACGCAATCTGGCTATCCATTTGATGTGGTTTGGCCTACTCCACCTGCCTGATTTCAGGTATAGTTAGCAAAAGACATGACAAGACCCGTAGCCCTGCCAGTAGGCGGGGAGCGTTTGACCTGAGTACAGGAAACGATCATGGCATTTGTTTATGTTCACACTAGGCTAGACAATGCAGCGCCTTTTTATGTTGGGAAAGGCTCTGACAACCGACACACATCACACAAAGACCGAAATCCTTATTGGAAGCGAGTTTGCGAAAAAGCCGGGTGCAAGGCAACAATCATTCAAGATGGACTGACCCATCGTCAAGCCTACAACGCAGAAAAATTTGTCATTGCTGCGCTTAAAAAGTTTTTTCCTTTAACCAATCTGACCGATGGTGGTGATGGCGGCAATGGCCTAAAAGGCGCTGACCATCCTTTGTATGGTAAACCAAGAAGCGAAGAAACACGCAAAAAAATCTCCGAGGCTTTGCAAGGCGTAAGCGAAGGCGGCAAAGCCAAAAAAGGCATTAAACTTACCGAAAAGCACAAAGAAGCTATTTCTAAAAGTTTAAAAGGCAAAGCTAAAAGTCAAGAGCACATCAAAAATGCTTCAGAAGCTTTTAAGCGATCAGTTGCCCTGAAGCCAATTAAAAGGGGGCCAAGGACAGAGGAGACAAAGAGAAAATTGTCTCTTGCACATACAGGTATGTCAAAACCCATGAAGCCAAGATTTATGTACGTAACTCCAATTGGCAAATTTGGCACCTTAAAAGAGGCGGCACAAGCTCATGGATTAAAATGTATTGGTAATAGATTTAAAGGTTGTTCTTTGAAAGGATATTTTTATCCTCCAAAAGAAGGATATTTTATAATTACATTGGAGAAATAAAGTGGCCTTATTCAGCAAGAACGTAATTACACAAGTTTCTGGCTTTGATTCACCCCTTATTACGGGTGAACTTGTTTACAACCAGAAATGGTATTGGAACATCACCATCCTTGACGGGCAAAACCTTCCCGTCAACCTGTCAACAGCAACCATCACTGCTGACATTGCACGTAGGCAAATCTCCAACCTGATCGACACCCGCAACGGCTTGTCTTTTGATGTTGCCAACTACGAACCGACACCGACTGCTATTACGCTGACCATTGCCAACAAGGTTGATGCGGCTGGCTCGTTCACGCTGGTCATTGATGACACTGCATGGGGCTTGATTAGTTCTGACCCGCAGCTGGAGATCAACGCTCAAAACCCTGTGTGCTTCACAGGTAAGATCAAAATTGCATTCAGTGCTGCCCCACCAACTCCAGCGGAAGACAACATCATCTTTTTGATGTTCTTGGTTCGCTCGGACGGTGTTGTTGTTTTGTAAGGGGATTGACATGGCTATTTCTAAAGTT